TCATTTTTTAACAGTAATACAATATGATCCACCAACAGCCGGAGAACATTGTTGTACTTCTTCTTGTTCAGCATTACGTATAACAGCCACTATGATTAGGACTAATATAAATATAGCTAAACCCATATAAAGTTTAGTAATCCGGTTAAACATAAATAATGCCTAAATCTGCCTTGAAGTTAAATTATTGCTTTCAACTACAACATTATTAGCCTGCTGAGTTTGTTCCAGGTACTGCAAATATTTGTAATATTGCTCAGGTGTCATACGATGTTGACTATAAACAGCCTGATCATTAGAAACATTTTGAACATTATTAATATTGTTAGCAGAAACTGCATTAGCAGAAGTATTGCTGAAATAATTGAATGGTCTATCACCATCATCAATAAGGCGCTTGCAATCATCAGTAGAAACATCCAGACGAGTTCCTCGCTGTGAATAAGCAACATATTTATTTCCTGACTTGATGCATCCGGAAAATACTGGCTGAGCCGTAACTTGATAGTTTCCTTTGTACTGGACATCATACGGTCGGGAAGCATTATACTGAATAACAATTTCATCCATCGTATTGTTGTTTCTTGCCAACATTGCATCATTATTTCTCTTTAAATATTCAGGGTCTAAACCTTCACGACATTGCTCAGGTGTCCACTTAAACTGACTGACACACTGGTTAATTTTGTTCTGTAATTCTGCTGTTATTGATTCATCCTGCTGCACTGGTGTAGGTTGTGTAAAAGGATTAGTCGTTTGATTTTTCTTTTCAGATTTCTGCTCAGTTCCATTGGTAGCGTTAATTGCCATGCCATCAGATGAACCCTGATAAATAAAGTAACCACCCAACATGGCAACAATAGCAAGCGTAATTCCAGTAGAAACAACACCCTTATTTAAATAAGACTTTTCTGCATGTTTAGCATCTGTTTCAACTGATTTATAGTATTGATAAAGTTCTTCAGGATAAGCAAAAACGTAACTGTCAAAAGCAAATAATTTCTTTGTTTTTGTTATATTAATTTCAGCATCATTAAATTCCCAAACCTTAGCAGTTTTCTTTCCATTCCGTTCAATTTGAAAATGTTTGTCTACCAGACCCAAAACATCAGCATTTAAAAAACGTGCTTTCTGAGTAATAATCCATATCGCAATCCCACGTTTACGCATTGTTGTTAGATCAAGAATTTGTGTGTCACGTTTAGAATTATGGCGACTAAATAAAATCTTAAACTGCACCTCGTCGAATACAATTAATGAGTTATTTGGAATATCACGCCAGTCTTCTGGTGCTTCTTTAACACCCGTATGCTTTAAACCGGTTATGTCAGAGTAGTATGCTTCATAGAATCCTTTTTCAAATTCTTTAAACAACTGATCAACTGTCCAGAGCGTTTTCCCAGAACCTTTTTTTCCAGTAATTAAACGTAATTCACTCATTATGATTTCCTAATCAATGAAAGCTTCGCACTACCAGAAGTCAGTTTCCAAACAATGGCCCCAAATATCATTGATAGCGAAATATGAGCACCTGACAATGCAGCGAGGGCAAGCATGTCAGTGGAGAAACTAGAGCTTTGAGCAATAACTTTATTGATATATGTATTAACAATCGTAAGAGAAACAGCAGCAGTTCCAAGTCCAAGACCTGCACCCTTCAACGCAGATTGAACAGAACCTTTTAAAAGCCATTCACTAAATAAAGTTAGAAAACGCCACATTAGTCATCACCTCGTACAGAGACACCAGAAATAATCATCAGAGAAGCCAGTGCACCGGCTAAAAGTACAAATGGTCTAACTTCTGATGCCATCTGACACCAACTGGTCAAATCAGAATCAAGCTGAGATGTTTCACCATTAATTTGAAGGCTTGTTGATTGCGGAGTAAAAGGACAATAAGCGTTCCATTGAAGATAATTAGATTCAGGTATAGGGACTACAGTTTCTTCAATTTGAACCTTTGTATCTCGTTCAACAGGTTCCTCTGTTTTAACCCAATCTTTAACCTCAGCCCATGCACCAGAAATTGAGCTAGCCCACGAATCAGCTTTTTGATTTGTTGTATCCCACCAATTAGTCAGAGTGCGCGGAAAAGATATAACTGTTTGAGCAGCTTCGCAGACAGTCGGAGCCCAACCGCAGAACGCTGGAAATTCCAAAGAAATATCTGTGACATTGGGCTTTTCAGGATTTTGTGTTTGTTCGCCAGTAGCCGTGTTTTCCTCTTCGATTGCTTTTGATGCTTCTAGTTGCTGAATAATCGGAGCAGCTTTAGCACTGTCTTTTTCAGCATCATTAATAATCTCTTGTGCAGCAGACATAGTTGCTTGTTGCGCTGATACATCACCGCCGGCAGCATTAGAAATAACCTTCTGAGCTACAGTTTCTAGAGGAATGGATTTAGGATAGTCATCTTCAGCAGTTTCAGAATAATCAGGATTTAAAATAGGACTTGCAGAACCGACAGTACCGCCAAGCCCAGCACATTCAATCGTAGCTGTACCGCCAACATTCGGAATATGTACAGAACAGTCAGGATTTTCAAAACCCATATCTAAATAGAATTTATTTGCAGCGGCAGCAAGAGCGTTGGGACAATAATCCTTACCTTTATATTTGTATAAATACTGACACTGATCAGGTTCAGTTCTATATCTAATTTTATTATTTTCAGCATCTAAAACCCAGTCGACTGCACCCAAAAGCTGTTCTACAGCGACAGACAATGCATAACCTGCAACACCATTTCTTAAAACTTTTGCAACTTGAGAAGCATTGGGCGTTATTTTTGCAGTGCCTTTTGCTATTTTTGAAGCACCGTTTAAGATAATTTCTTTCGTACCATTCACAATTGCAGAAGCACCGGAAGCTACCGGAGAACCAAGCGACCAACCACCAAGACCAGCAGCATTAGCAGATACAATAATAAATGTTTGTGAAAAAACCAGAATGATACTTAACAAGAAAATATTAATGCGGTGAATCATAAAACCTCCCGCACTAATGAATGATTATGAAAAAACCTACAAGTGCGACGATGATATATAGCGTTGTCATTTAGAACCTCATGCACATTGCGTGCGTCGGTCGGTCGGCAAAGCTCCTCCTCGCACGCAATGTGCGAAGAGGTTCTTTTGATTAACGACCAATAAAGCCGAGAATCTTGCGGTAACCCCACATCATGAATGAAGGACTTGCCTTGATTGCAAAGACTGTTGCAGCAGCAGCAGAAAGACCAGTCAGCCCCAAAGTACCTACATCAATTGCAGCTTCCTCAGCATGTGCAGCACTGATCAGTACAATTGGAGTAGCAATAATTGCAGCCTGAGTAGAAAGACGGTTAACTTTTTGCTGCAAACCTTCTTTACGTTTTGCGTTTTGTTGTTGTGTCATAATGATCACCTTTGTATGAACTTTAACAGGGCTTTATAGCCCCAACATAGGAGCCAAAATCCAACAATCTTGGTCAGAAGGTTGTTGGCATCGGCCTGGCTTAATTGGTTCAGTTGATCAAGCCAAGAGACTTGAACATCTGACCACTGTAGGCAAAGATTCGTTGCCGAATCGACAAAATCACAAACCTTTGCCATTTCTTTAATCCTGTAAAATCTTTTTTATATCTTCAAAGCTAACTTCTGGTTCCCAGAAATCCATATAGCTGCAAAGACGATCTCTATAATCATTAAAATCAAAAGAGAAAAAATAAATACGAGAACCTTTCACCTTAGTATCTGGATTGCATATAGGCTCAATAGAAGTAATAAAGGACTTTCTCAATGCTTTATTACCAATAAAGACCAGATCATCAGGCTTTGCATTTGCAATGACTGAATAGAAAACTTCGGCTTTACTCTGCAAAGCTTGTACTTTTTTTGCAGTGTCGTTTTTCTCTGTTGAGCCAAACATTTCTAACCCCTGCACTGGTAATAATGGACACAGTATTGAGCATGTACGCTGAACTGTTTGCCACACTTCTTGCACTTATACATAAACTGTGTCATATTAATTATTACCGTAACTTATTGATTTTTAACATATTATACATTATACGAAATGCTATATAGTTAAAGCTTTGTTTCTAATACCTTTTTTGAATCTATAAAATCCAAAGCCACTAACTGAGCCACTGGAACTTTACGACTAACATCAAGTCGGAAAATTAATTGAGCATCGGCAGGAAGTTTTTGTCCCTGATAATCATGATAAAACTGTGCACCTTTAATCTTGTACTCAGTAGACTTCATACCAATTGCTCCAGAAGCAATTTCTTCTTCTGTAAATGGCTGCAATACAGTTACCACCGTATTACTGAAATCAATATTTTTACCTTCAGAACTAAAGTTACCTTCGGATTTACGAATGCCTGTAACTGTTAAAACTGGTTGGTCAATTGCGCTCATGCTATATGCTCCTAAGCAATTAGATAATTAAACTTACTCTGTGGCTTTTCATACCAATCAGGCAGTTGTTGATTGAAGTCGATCTCAACGAGCTTCACGAACGGAATGATGTTTTTGGCCTTCTCATCATGAAGGTTCTGGAGATAAGCTTTTGAAAAGCCACACTCACATAAGTCGGCAACTAATTTATAAAATTGAGTTTTACCGTAAGTCGTTTTAATTTCTTCTAAACCTTTCTCTCGGATCAGACAGAAAGCAGCAAATAAATTGCGAATACGTGTTGGAGATGGTTTACCGTTTTTAGTTAAAACTACTTGAGAAGTTTCAATTGCACGATAAACACTAGAATCATCAGTTAATTTCATAGTTTGACCTCTCAGAGCATCAAAAATACTACTTGTGGCTTTTATCCAAAGTGTTTGCAAAAGATTAGGATTATCTCGCTCGAATTTAATTAATTCGATCAAGTTGGTAGGTATACCATTACGTTCTAACCAACGTTTCTTCATACGTGATTCAAAACGTAATAAACCGACAGTCCAATTGTATAAACGAATATCAGACATAACTTCTACGACTCGCATCGCTGCTTTATCGTTCTTTTTTGCAAGCTGTTTCTGATGCTCAAACTGGACAATATATTCATCATGCTTGAGATAGCATTTATGATTAATTAATCGCGAAGTCTCCCCGCCCCAGTAAGTTGTACTGTCATAACGTTTATTACTAATTCTTGTTTGGCCATTTGATACACGGCTCAAAAACTCAAGAACTTGCTTAGCAGTATGTTGATCTTTGACACGTGCTGAATAAGTAACATCTATGTATGAAACCCAAGCTTTAGATATATCTAACTTCTTACAAATTTCAGGATAAGCCATATGCAAATAGCCAAGCATTTCAGCAGCACCCTGCTCTAACGAAATGTCAGCGAATACATTATGTCCTTGGAGTAACTTCGCAGGACTGGCCTTAATCTGAACATAAGGAAAATATGCAGAGTCAAAAAAAACCTTACAAGCCATGCCTGTGTAATGTGTTGGCAATGACTCATAAGGATGAAATAAAGCTGAAGCATTGAGCGTACCATCTACATTCATATGTACTGAACGTGATGCAAGCGGAATATCCATACATAAAGGATCAAAATTAATAAATGCATAACGACCTTCCTGATCACATACAACGTATTGATCAGCGAATGGAATGTTTATGCAAATATGATCGTTCATTAAATGTGTCCACATGCATGCAGGAATGCAATAGGCGGAAATTAACACAAGTATGCATGCATATACAATACATGCATGCAAAAATACATGTATGATTTTCCACATTTAGGAAATTAGGTATGAAAACGATGGTTAAAAGCGTCAGGATAAATGATGAGGAACAAGAGCAATTAAGAAAAAAAGCTGTTGAATTAAATAAAGTCTTAATTCAAAAAGGTCAACAGCCACTTAGAGATAGTGAAATTGTTCATATTCTAATCGATGAAGGCCTAGAATTATTAGAAGTAGGCAGCAGTGGTAAAGTGAAAATCATCAAATAATTCCGGAATTCCGGACTAGAGTCCACCATTAGAAAACGTGGACTCCCCTCGACTGCTAATTTCGCATAATGCAGATTGATGTTAAATGCACTTCTCTGCTCTGCCTATCGTAGCAACATTGACAAAAAAAATGCTCACTGGAGATACCATTGAGCATTTTTATTTGTAGCAATGTGAAGTGCAAGTAACATAATCCTGCACACATTATGCGAAATGCTGTGGTAAAGTTAAATCCTATAAAAATACCGCCATACACTTTGTATAACGGTATTCAAAAATCCAGCTTCAGTAAAACTTGTTAAAAGCTTTTAGAAAGCTCTATAAAGTTTTAATTTCTTTCTGTGTAAACGTTTCTGTAGGCTTGAGCTTCTGGTCAGGCTTTAAGAATGAAGAAGCAATAATTGCCAATACTGCAAAGCTTATAATATACATAATAATTAAGTGCGGACTTCCTTCACCAATACTCAATAGCTTTGTAGCAATCAATGGCGCCAAACCGCCACCTAACACACCTGCAAATTGTACCGAAATTGAAATACCGCTATAGCGAATTTCAGCAGGAAATTGGCGAGCAAATAATTGTGACTGCGGTGCATACATAATTGGAAAAATTACACCAATTGCCAATACGATTGCTGTCCATACTAAAACAGGATCTTTTGTATTTAACATCGCAAAGAATGGATAGCTATATAGTGCAAGCATACAAAGACCAAATCTGAACATATTACGCTGGCCGACTTTATCGGATAAATGTCCGCATAATGGAGTCATTACCATAATGACAGCAGCGCCACAAATTGTTGCAAATAGAATATCTTGTCTAGGAATATTTAACTGCGTGGTGGTATAGGCTAAAGCAAAGGTGGAAGCCAAGTAGAACCAGGCATTTTCAGCAGCGCGTGATAGAATAATTGTAATTAACTGTTTTGGATGATTTTTAAACACCTGTAATGCAGGAACTTTAACTTCTTTCGCTTTTTCTTTAATTTTTTCAAAGTCTGGCGACTCAGGAACTTTCACCCGGATATACCAACCTACCGCCAACAGCACTATACTGGCTAAAAATGGTAAGCGCCAGCCCCAGCTAAACAATGCTTCCTCGGGTAGTAAAGACACTAGACCCAAAGCCACCGAAGCCAGCATTAAACCGCCTCCAGTACTGGCCTGTGGTAAACTTCCCCAAAAACCCTTTCCACCTTCTGGAGCATGTTCAACAGCCATGAGAACTGCCCCGCCCCATTCGCCGCCCATCGCCATACCCTGAATAAATCTTAAAATAATCAGACAAACCGTAGCCCAGTAACCAATCGACTCAAATGTAGGTAACAGTCCGATTATGACTGTCGGGATACCCATTAACATTAAAGTCACTAATAACATGGATTTTCGGCCAACCTTGTCACCAAAATGGCCAAATACAATACCGCCTAATGGTCGACCAATAAATCCGACAGCGTAGGTTGCAAAAGCTGCGAGTACACCGGTGAGCGGATCAAGGTTTGGAAAAAATAGTTTATTAAAAATGAGTGCAGCAGCAGCACCATAAATAAAAAAGTCATACCATTCAATAGTCGTCCCTACCATACTTGAAATGCCTGCCAGGCGGTGAGAAGACTTTTTAGAATGCGAACCGTTTCCATGTATTGTTTGCATTGTCATATTCCTTTTTAGATTTTCTTGTTTTGAGTTTTTATACGTATAATCAGCCCTGACCAT